ATGAATGCCGCCGAGCTTAAGAAGCTTCTCACCAAAAATGGCTGCAAATTCGAGAACCATCGCGGCGGTAGCGGTCACATAACCGTCAGACGTGGGGAACGTATCAGCGTGATGCCCGTTCATGGGAGTAGTAAGGAACTGGGCAAAGGTCTCGTCGCTAAAATTCTAAAAGACCTAGGGATAAAATAATGGGCAGGTATTATGAACTCACGATCGCAATGGATGAGGCTGAGGACGGCACTCATTCTTGGATGGTAACGGCACCAGCATTTCCGGAAGTCACCACCTTCGGAGATACGCAGCCAGAAGCTTGCCTTGAAGGTCTGAAGGCGATTGAGGAAGCGATCTCCGCTCGCATTGCGGCTGGAGAGGATCTTCCCCTGCCGCTTGATAGCTCCAATGGCATTGTTCGCTCCGTAGAGGTTCCGCTGCTAACCTATTTCAAATGCGCACTGTATATGATCTGCAGATTCAAGGACGTTTCACGCGCAGATTTGGCGCGCCGTCTCGGCTGGCATCGAGAACAGGTGGATCGATTATTCAGGATCGACCACAAATCACAGATTGACCAAATTGAGGCGGCTTTCAAGGCTATAGATGTGTCTATTGGAGTAGACATCCCTCTTCCTCAAGCTGCATAATCGCCAATGAGAAAACCCCGCTAATGCGGGGTTTCGCCTTTCAGTGTGGCTGGTCATCCATCAATACCTGTTTAATGGATATTCAAACTCCGCCGAGGGAACTCAGCTTGGTGGACGAGCGCAGGAAAAAGAGGAAGTACGGTTCCAGGATATTCAGAATGTTCTCGTCCCATTCTAGGATTGGCACGCGAGGCGATAGGTTTTTTGAGAGCGGTGTATCCATCTGAGAAAGCGCCTGACTAATGCTCGAGCCAACCGGTTTCTCATCGATTGTTATGCGCTGTACACGATCGAGCAAGTTGTCATAGGTGAAAGTCAACTGAGGGGGGGCGTCGCTGATAGCTAGAAGCACTGATCTGTAAACGTCCCCAGTTGACCCGTCGCTAAAGCGAAATTGTTTCCGCTCCTGGCCGCGCTCTTTTGGTCCAGAGTGTAGGCCGTCGACTACGGAGGAATAATCCGACATCGCCGAGGTCCGTTCGAATGTTCGCGCAAGATCCGCCTCATTCACCTCGATTCGCGCCATCTGATCAAGTTGTTCCGTGACGGCTTTCTCGCGGCACAAGTTGAGGCAAAGGCTTTGCATCAACTGCGGGCTACCAAATGCTTCGGCTGCAAGTCGCTCAATAACAGAATTAGCTAGGTCGATATTCAACTTCGGGAACCCTAATTTCCCGATGACTTGAAGCTCGTTGATATCCCAATAACCGATATTAACCGCCGCAATTCGACCACTTAACTCTGGGTTGCTTCGAACCACGTCATCTGATCTGTGGGGGACAGATGCCGCACAAATTTTAACGCCCCGCTCGGCAGCGAACTTTACCTGTCTGCCAAGTTCACCTTGGACATCCTTGGGAATGTAATGGAAGTCATCGATGAAGAGTATGAAATCGCTGTTGGCAATCTCTGCGATCACGCCCGGAAGGCCGCCGACCCGCCGAGTTTTAGTGACAGCAGAACTCCCTGTTAACGAAGAAGTTAGCGAGCCCGTTGCCTCTCCCTTGACCAGTATCGCCGAAATGCCACCTTTCATACTGCCACTTATTGACCCTGTCGTCGCAGTTACGTCGGTCTCTGACTCGGTATCCGCTCCACCCATCCATTGGATCGCCTGATCCCAAAGATCATCTGCCTTGGTAATGGTGGCACCCGAAACGAGAATGATTAAGTTGGGATCGACGAGTTTGTGGATCAGTACAGACTTTCCAGCCTTCGATGGACCTGAAACCGACGCAACTACCTTCGGGGTGTCTAGAGCGTCTCTTAGCAGTTCTTCAAGTTTCAAATCGCGTCGATCCACGTAAGTGTGAACCGGCGTGTCATTAGGTGTAAAAACTTCTGTCGCGCGCAATTTTGACATTTCAATCCCCTGACTTGACCGCAACTTACGCGAAAGCGCGAACAGTTCAAAGGTTGATTTTTTTCAGTACGCGTGACGCCCCACCTCTAAAACAGCGATAGGCATGCTTGGCACGTTGCTGAACGGACTGAAGAAGCATGAGGCGCACCGAGCAGCGTTCGAAACGATATATATCTTGGTGCTTCCAAGAGTGTGGTCCATGCGCCTCTCCGGGCTCGTGCGCTGGCGCCTAGCTTTCATCTCCCCTGCTGATGATAGCGAGCTTGCTGAACTTCTGTGGTTCGACGCGAACATGAATGCCCGACAAATTACGCTCGACGTAAGTCTGTTAGAACACGTTCCAGAAACGGCATAGCGACGGACAAATTAGAAATGTGGTTGCATGTTGATAATGTTAGCGATGGGCAGCAGGTATGGGCGAAGCAAAACGAAAAAGAGAAGCCGTCTTGAATGGGCCATGCCCTTGTGGGTCAACGAAAGCATCTCGGCTCTGCTGTTTCAATGGTCGCGACTGGCATAAGCCGCCGGCCGTTCTCGGCCTAAAGTCGCTTCCGCCGGCGTCTCAAGTTGAGAAGTGCTATATGCGTGAACTCGGTTCATGCGTCGCTCCCATTTCCGGCGAGCATTTGATTTCACAGTCGGTAATCGAGATATTGAAAGACGACGGTGAATTCACAATCAGCGGCATGCCGTGGCAGGAAGCGGGCGAGGAAAAGATACTCGCACCGCAGAGCCTTCGAACAAACTGCCTTTGCGTCAAGCATAACAGTGCGCTGCATCGCCTTGATGATGCTGCCAGCTATCTATTTGGCTCTCTCAAGTCATTTCTTGAATGTGACAACGGATTCAGACATGCAATCGTAGCGGGTCACGACATTGAGCGCTGGCTGCTGAAAACAGCTAAAGCCTTCGCTGTCTCGGGCAATTTCGCACGGGGGAGAGCGCCCCTGTCCGGCGTTTTCTCACAGAGCACCGGCGTGTTGGATATGCTCGATAACCCGCACCAATGGGCGAACGGTGCGGGCCTCTACTGCTTGATGAAGACCGGCGATCTCGCCGAAAATCACAAACGGTTCCAGCTCCAACCTCTTACCAACGATAGAGACGAAATCGAGGCGCTGCAGCTCAACATTTTGGGTCTATCATTCATACTACAACTCGCGCCATTCGACGCTACGAAGCATGCGTATTTGCAAGGAGCACAATTCCGCCCCGGACGTATCCTCGTTTGTTACCCGAAATCAACAAACTGGCTCACTCTAAGTTGGGTGGACGGGCATGTGCACAAGGAGATGACACTGCATTACCAAGGCCCAGCGCCTTGATTTCCGAGAAGCCGCCGACTTCCGCAGGCGGCTTCCTTTCTTCCTGTTAACCGGCAATCCGCCGAGAGAACCACTTCTGAAACAGCACCTCCGTCCCGCGTGGCCCAAGGTAGGCCAGCCCGGCAATCAGGCCCGTTGTTGCCGGTGGTCCAACGTTCAAATAGGAGGCAATCCCCTCCCCTATGAACGCCATTCCGAAGGCTACCGGGATTTCCCAAAGCAGTTCGATGCCGAAGAATTTCCGGCGACCCTTGCGCGCTTCGTTGCTATGCCACATCGCGCGGCCCAACATGGCGCCGACAATAGTGGAGAGTGCGCCGCCACCCCAAGCGTTCAGCAGTTCGTAAAGCGAATTGTATTTATCCGACATCAATCTGACTTTCCGCAGTAGAGGGCATAGCGTCCGCGATGCCGGGCGATGCTGACGGCGGCGGGGCGGTCATGTGCTACAAGGTAGCTGTTGGTTTCTGGACGCGGATCGATCGGCACCAGAAGGTCGCACGGCTCAATCGCCTTGGCCGTCGGGCTGCACGCAGCCACCGAGCAACAGGCACAAATCAGCATCGTCAGCCTGAATAGCTTGTTCATCGATCTTTTGTCCGTCTTTGAGGATGGTGACGCGGCCCGCTTGAAGCGTTGCCACGATCTCGGCTATGGCCGCATGTCTGCCGGCCAGATAGGCGGGCGCAATCGCCAAGGCGGCACCGATCACGATGCCGCCGCCGATCTTAATATAGTCGAATGGCGTCATGAGAGCTTCCGCCACGCGAGATAGACTGTGAGAACAACAACGATCAGCGCGATAGCCATCCGCAGCCAATCGCCGGAAGAGAGATCGCCCTGTTGCGCCGAAACGATTTCGACGGCCTTCACAAGCGGCTCTTGAGCGACAGGTGCCGCCGCACCCATGCCACCGGCAACGAGCGCGACGGCCTTGGATTTGGCTCGCGTCTCCGTCTCCGCCGTGTACTTGGCACCAGCAACCGGCCCCTTCGAAGGATATTGCTTCCAAGGCAATTGCCAGTGGGGGCCATCCTTGAATGTCTTCCAGTCTCCGCCCCACTCGATAGCAATGCGGAGTTCCTTCGCCGCCTGTTTCATGGCCTTGACGATCTTGTGGTAAAGCGGCCAATCCCAAGAGACCGAGCCGTTGACGACGGGCGCAAGATCGACCGCATGGCCATAGCCATTCTCCGCGCGCAGATGCCGCGAATTCATCGTCGTGGATGCGCCGGATGTGACCATCTCTTTTTGGCGTCCAATGTCGCGGACGCCCTCAAGCACGGTGAAATCAACCTCCGTGATCTGGATTGCACGACGGACGACGCGCACAAGATCGGGGTGAACGCCAATAAGGCGCGAATTGCTTCGCGCCGACAGCGTGTAAGCCATAGTCTCTCTCCATATTTTGGGGGTAAAAATTGCACCATATAACTTTACATGGTGCATAATATGCCCTATGTTTCCCCCATCGAAGTGAGGGGCATATGGGCAAGCTGGTTCAAATCGGAAACATCGTCATTCGGGTTTACGCGAACGACCATTTGCCGCCGCACTTCCATATCATCACCCCCAATGGGGATGCCTTGGTGGACATCGAAACGCTGGAAATCCTACGCGGCAAGCTGGCGCACAAGGCACGAGACACCGCCCTTGGATGGGCGCACAAGAACAAGGCGGCTATCGCCGCCGAATGGAACCGGACCAATCCCCGCTTTCCCATCGCTTGAGGAAGGAAACGAAAATGGACATGCCGCGCATCGAAAGTGTAACGCCAGCGTCAAACATGACGCTGGAAATTCAATGGAAGGGTGCCCCGGCATCCACCGCAAATCTCGTAGGCTGGATTGCGACCGGCGGCGAACTGCTCGCCCCACTTAAGTCGCCCGATGTCTGGAAAACCGCGACCGTTTCAGACTATGGCGCAACAGTCGAATGGGCCGGCGACGATCTGGCGATTGATGCCTTTCACCTTTTCCAAATCGCGGAAGATCAGCGCGATTTCGCGGTTGAGGATCTGCGCAGATGGCAGGAAGAAATTGGGCTTTCCAACAACGAGGCGGCGGATTTCCTTGGCGTCAGTCTGCGCACATGGAAAAACTACCGCGCGGGTGCACCGGTCAGCCATGCCGTCAAGATGCTGCTGCGCGCGAGCCAACGCGATCCGCTGTTAATGCACGCTCATTACCGGCCGCGCCAGACCGGCAGGCCGAAAGCTGCCTAGCCGCCCCGGCGGGCTCTCTGGCTAACGCAACCAAAGACGACGAAAATAACGTATCGGATGGGCATCCCCTGGCCCCCTAGAAAAATAGTGGCCCAACAGCACAATTGACGTGAGTATTCCGCGATCATAATGGGACGCTAACCGATTGCAAATTTTACACACACAACTGAATATTCAGATTGTTAATATCGGGAGAAAGCATGATTTCCTTGCTCCACACACTGTTGGAACTCGGCCACTCCACCTCGCAGAACTTGGAATTCGCTCATTCGCCCGATGTAAAGGTCAGCTACGGAGAAGAGACGATTACTGAAACGAATTTGCTGGAGATCAGGCGGCGCCATCCGCACAAAGTGACACTGCTGACATTTTCAAAATCGCAGGAAAGCAAGAACACCGGGGCCGACTGGGAGTGGCATATTATCGGAAAAGTCTACACGCTGAAGATGCGCGTACAAGCCAAGAGAATTCATAAGGCCGGCGGAATTGGAAACCTGAGGCAGATGGGCAAAGGAGCCGCCAAACCGCAGATAGATTTGCTCATTGAAGATGCAAAAGCGAACGGTCTCTTTCCTGCATACTGCTTTTATTGCGCCGAACCCCAAAGGTCTTACTGGGTGAAGGGAACCGTAGAAGAAGAAGCCGAAGCGTTCGAAACCGGTTGCCTGATTGCGGACGCTGAAACTGTGAAATCACAAACGCCAAAAAAACTTGATGAGATCGAAAACGATACCGTTCCCTGGCATTTTTTGTGTGCGAGACACAAGTTCTCATCGAGTCGAGGCCCCTATATTAGGCGATTTCAGGAAGACGTTCCGATTGAGCGATATGTCGGGCAATTTGTAGAAGAAGTCATCCCGTCCTATGAAGAGCGCGCGACCAATATTGGACTGCCTACGATCTTCCAGCTGAACGACAGGCGCTCTAGGCTTGACGAGAGAAAAGGGATATCCCGCACGCCTGAGGTCGTCGATAAAGAGATCATTCCAGAGGATTTTGAAAGGCGCGGAATAACCAGATTTTTAAGGATCGACATGCGGAAACCCGATCTGTTTGCGATAAGAGCCTGACCATCCGACTTATCAAGGCTAAGGCGACGCAGGCCGTCACATCGACGGACATTTGTATCCAGAAACATTATAGAATGGCTACGTTGGACCGAAAGCGGAAATGAACAAGCCACGCTGACGCTCCAACGACTAGTTCTCGTCCGTTCGTCCGAACCGGCGCGGCGTTAGGAATGCGGAAGGCGTGGCCGGCGTGCCCGGCGCGCTGTTCGGTGCAACCTTGCCGCCGGCATCGGATGAGCCGGACGAGCCACCGTTTTCACTCTGTCCGCCGCCCTCGCCTTCGGTCCCCGACTTACCGTCGTATAGCCGCCCGGAAACATCAACCTCAAAGCCTGATGTCTTTGTGTATTTGGAGCGCACCGTCTTGATGATGTAGGGCACGCCGTCCAGTCCAGGGCGAACTTGCGCGAACAGAAGCGGCAAGCCGGCCTCTATGTCGGCATCGCCTAGCACCGTCACCGAAACCGCGCCCTCCCCGCGCGCAAGCTCTTTCGCCTTGGCGCGAGCCGCCTTGTCGGCTTCGGCAGGCGAGGAAAAGGCTTCGGGAATGCGGTAAACGCTGTCGCCATCGGCATCCGCTTCGGCCTCGATTTCGACACGCTTCGCCTTGTCGGCATCCTGATAGTAGGAGACAACCTTGCTGTATTTCGTGCGGTCGTTGATATCGACTTTCAGCGTGCCGGTTTTGATGACGGACGGCGTGAGGATGATCGAGCCGAGCGACGAGCCGGAAGCCGACAGGCCAGAGCCGCGCCGGGCAAACAATAGTCGCCCCTGCTTGATGGCGAACAGGGCGTTATGCCGATCTGCGAGCCGCCGCAGGAAATGGATGTTCGTCTCGTCTTGCTGGCCTATCCAGTCGTAAGTATGCCCGGCAAGGTCGCCGTCTACGGCTGGCGTCAATCCGCTTTCGCCGGCAATCTCCGCAATGATGTCGCCGAGCGTGGCCTTGTCCCATGCCCGTTCCTGCCGTTCTTTCAACTTGCCGCTGCGCAGGTCCGCCGCCTTGCCGGAAATCGACATTTTATAAGGCAGGCAATCGAGGCTGATCTTGTCAGCCGTGAATTGCCCCTTCGGAGTGAGGTTGTTGCCGTAGCCCATTTTGACCGAGATCACGGCACCCTTGCGCGGCAGGGCGAGGAAATTCGGCGGGCCGTCGTTCAGCTCGATATCGACCGTATCGGACTTCAACCCCTCTTCATCCGTCACCGTGACGGAAATCAGCCGTTCATAGAATTGCCCCGCGACGGGAACGCCATCGACGGTAATTTCAACACGAGGATGCATGTTCAATCCCATAGCCTTGTTAGACGATGTTCCGCGCTCACGCTCGGCATTTCCGGCATCAAAATTTGCGTGCCGAACGGCAAGACCGGGCCGAGGCCAGCAAGCCCCGGATTGACGGCAAGCACCGCCTCGACAACCCCGGACGTTCGTCCGTAGTGAGAGAGGCAGGCGATATCGACCGTCTCGCCCTGTCGCGTTGTGTAAGTCTTTGCCATGCGATCACCGGAAAAGTTCGGAGAGGAAAGAGGTCGCGCTATCGACCACCCCGCCGGCACTCGTCGCTGTCTCCGCCCGAATTCGCTTTAGCGAGATGACATAGGCATTGCGACGGGCCACGCCGCTGGCATCGTGAAAAGACATATCTTCCTCGACAGACTGCACCGTAAACATGCCGCGAATGACGCCCTCTATTGCGTCACCACTGACCAGCATCATTTCCGTGCCGGCCAATTGTGCGGCGATGATGCCGTCGAGTTGCGATTGCCCGCCGAATTCTTCAGGAAACAAGACACCCTGAATCGTCACTTCGTCGGACGTTGGCCCGGTCCATTGCTGCGGATTGAGGGTTTGGCCCACGGAAATCTCAACCCAAGGCGTATTCACCTTGCGCTTGATACCCTGATAGCCAAAACCCAACGCCTCGAAGGCGTAGCCTCCGAGCATCATCGATGCTACACTCGTCATGGTTTACCTAAAATTGAAGTGTTGAGGGTTGTGAATGTCGCAAAGTGCGCAGGTCTGGGCCAAGCAGAAAAGCGCGTGGCCCAGGCGGATTGCGATGGGGGTCGCGGTTGCTGTTGGCATCTATGCCTATCAACATGACGAAGCTCGATATTGATGATGATCGCTTTGCATCGGTTGCCTGATAGCCTCGCGCCGCTCACTGTGCCGAAACTGCGACGACTGCTCCTCGCACAGATTCCTTCCGACCTAGCCGATTGGTTGGACTTTGTGGCGTTGAGCGCATTGGTGGCATTCCAATGGCAGCTTGGACCCCTAGCGGTTGCAAGTTTAACATTGGCGCTAGCGTTGCCGTATGTCGTTCTCGCCCCCGCCGTTGGCGTATTGGTAGATCGAGCCGATCAGCGAATGCTGCTGGTAGCGAGTAACGTGATACGCGCCATTTCAACGGCGGCATTTGTTCTCGCGCCAAATCTCGTTGTGCTCCTTGTATGCGTCGTCATCAAATCCAGCGCCGACGCATTGTTCACGCCGGCAAAGCAGGCGGCAATTCCACTTCTTGCGACCCGTGACCGATTGTTTGCGGCGAATAGTCTCAGCCACGTCATTAATCAGCTGACCAAGATTGTCGGTCCAGCGTTGGGTGGAATTCTGACTGTATTTCTCGACCTGCAACAAATCTTCTTGGTGAACGCTGGCCTGTCGCTGATCGCGGCCCTGGTCCTCTTTGGTTTACCTGGTGGTTTGCGCACAGATCGCAGTGGAACCACTAAGGGAAAATTTGGCCAGGAGTTTGCCGACGGCCTGAGACACATTCGCCGCAAGCCAGTCCTGGCTACCGCCATTGTGGCAATGGCTCTCGGATATTTTCTAATCTTCCTTTACGATGGTTTGATCGCACTCCTGGTGAAGGAGATCGGACTTTCGAGCGCCTTGCTCGGAGCTTCCGTTGCATCCGCAGGAGCAGGCGGAGTAATTGGCGCTTTGCTTCTAGGGCAGTTCTTCGGACACCGCGATCCTATTCAGCTGATGATCGGTTCGGGCATTTTTGGAGGCCTGTTAATTGCATTGATGGGACACGTCGGACGCGGTGATATCGAGATTTCTGCTGTAAGTTTTTGTGTACTCCTGTTTGCCACGGGTTTGGCCAGCGCCGGCTTTTTTGTCCCTTACCGTGTAGTGCTGCAGAAGGAGACACCGCTTGAGCTTTTGGGGCGCGTTGCCGCAGTTGGCGAGGGACTTAGTGCGATGGCGATGATGACTGCCCCTCCACTTGGAGCCGCGCTGGCGGAATATGCTGGAATATCTGCTCCTTATTTGATCAGCGGCTATGCCACAGCCTTTCTGGCATGTTGGTTGATCATTGTAAGACGGCGGATCGGGACGAAAGGTAAAGATGCTGACGCCAATTGATCGGGGCTAGCCTCAAGTCTGCCCCACTTACAGACCGGCCCTCGTTTCCTTTAATCGCTGAATTGTGCATCCGCAGCATTCTTGATAGCAGCCCCCAATTGCCCAACGATAGCACTTGCCGCCGCCTGCGGGTCGGAAACGCCGGTAATTGAGATGGGAGCATGAACCGTCACGTTAGGCGGTTGCTGATTCACTACCCGAACATCTTGTGTCCCGCTCGGCCTCACCATCTCGGCAATGGATGACGCATCGATACGGGCGGTTATCAATTCAAGATCGTCCGCCGTCTTTCCGGGCAAGGTTTCTGTTGTTGACCCGCCAAACCCGGCAGCACGGGCAGAGCGTGCGCTGTCCATCGCAGTTTGCGCGTAGACACCAGCCGAAGCCGGGCCATTTTCTGTCGTGACGAACGACTTCAGATACGACCCAATGGTATGCAACGCATCGTCCGGGCCGGGCAGCCAAGCCTTTCCCTGTTTGTAGAACGTGTCGCCGGTATAGCTTTGCTTGCCAAGCTCCCACGCTCCCGCCCCTGCCATGCCCAATATTCCAAGACGCGCAAAACCTTTGAGCATGGCCGACCAGCCGCCAAGCAACCCGGTAGCAGCACCGCCCGCCGCCGCGCCGGTTGCGGCGGTTGCCGCCACGCCTCCCGCAGTCGCCGTTCCACCACCGACAAGCGCGGCGATGGAACCAACCGTCTTGAGTGCACCAAGCAACGTGCTTGCACCCGACAGCAGAAACATCGCGCTTGCGAGCTTGCGGACAGTTCCGGCGAGAAAGGCAAAGCCAGCGCCCCACAACATGAGCTTGAAACCATAGCCCGACATTCCCGCGAAGAACTTGGCTATAGGGTTTTCACGAATGGCGTCTGTCAACTCACGGATGGACGAACCCCATTCCTTCGCCTTCATAAAGAAGCGGCCAAGGTTCTCGCCCGCGTTCGGATCGACCGGCCCAAGCATCAGGTCGCTAACATCGTTGACCAGTTCGCGAATACCTCCGTCATAGCCAAAGCCTTTGGCAAAGCCCTGCGCGCCGACCTTGATCTGATCGAAGATCGTCGCCCGGCTCCCGAGCGTGTCCAGCACGTCGCTGATCGCCTGCGCGCCTTCGCGGATTGTGGGCAACATGCCGTCGCCAACCTCCCAGAAGATATTCGATACCTTGTTGCCCAAAAGCTCGAGCGTGTTGCCCGTGGTGCTGGCACGCTGCTTATACTCATTCATTGCGGAGCCGGCATATTTCGTGCGGTCGCTGACACTGGCAAGCGCATCGTCCAGCAGCTTGACATTGCCGAGTAGCGGAATGAATGCCTTCGCCTCGTCGCCGAAGAAATCCGAGACGATGGAAATCTGTTGATCCTTCGGAGCCTTGGCGATGGTGGCGAGAACCTTTTTCAGAGCGCCGGGCGCATCCTTTTGCATCTGCTTGGCGATCTGCGGCAAATCAAGGCCAAGCCTTGCCGCAGCATCGCGCTGCCCCTTTTTCGCCGACGCGCCACGCGTCAGGGCCTTCGTGACGTTCTGCATTGCGGTTGCGGCAACTTCCGGCTCCGCGCCGGCTGCAATCATGGCGCTGCCGATGCCGGCAACCTGTTCTTTGGTGAAGCCGGCGATTTTGCCGAGCGCACCAACACGCAGCATGAAGTCCGTAATTTCGGACGCCTTGCTAGCCATGTTGTTCGATAGATGGTTCATGACATCGGCGAGGTCGCCGGTTTCGGCAACCGTCAAACCGAACTGCGTTTTCAGTTTAGCCAGGCTAGAACCGGCCTTTTCAGCCGTGATATCGAAAGCGATGCCGACACGGGACGCCATCTCGGCAAAGCCCTGCAAATCCTGCGTTGCGATGCCGGATTCGCCGGCAGCGGCATAGAGAGCTGCAATGTTGTTGGCGGACATCGGGATTTCGCCGGACATGCGCCTGATATTACGGCGCATGTTCTCGAACTGCTCGCTGGACGCATCGACCACCTTTTTGACATCGGCAAAAGCGGACTCGAACTTGATCGCCTCGCCCGCCGTTGCCCGCAAGCCCTCCCTCACACCAAGATAGCCAGCACCAAATGCGACGGCCTGTCCGACCATGCTACGGATGGGTGCGAAGGTCGCCCGCTGCTGTGCCCGAAGACCGTTTAGGGCGTTGGTGATATGCTTGGCGCGAGCCGTCACATCGTCCAGCAGCGAGACGCGCAGGGTGCTTTGAAGTGTAGTCATGATGTTCCCTCCATCGTATCGCGCAAGGCACGAGCCTTATCGAAATAGGCGAGCAGTTTTTCAGGTGACCACCGCTCGATGACATCGAGCGGCGTGTGCGCGAAACGGGCAACGAACAGGGCGACCAAACGCCAATCGTGCTGATTTATGCGTTTCCCAACAAATCCTTCGTCGCGTCGAGAATGCGACGATAGTCAGCAGCGCAGATTTTCTTGAAGGCCGGAATAGGCACGTCGGAGATGGCAGAGAGTACGGCGACGTTCTGCGAAATCTCGCCCTTGAACTGATCGCCCGCCATGAAGTCGCCCACAGTCACCTCCCGGAAAGTCAGATCGGAATAGGACGCCTCGTTGTGGGTGACGGGCTTCGAGAGAGGGACTTTAACAGCTTCGGTCATGATGAATCCTCATAGAAAATGGCCCGCTCAAAGCGGGCCGGTTGAAGGTGGATCGTGAGGGGAAGAGGTCCGGCCCTACAGCAGCAGGGCGTTGCGGATATCGCCATATTGCGAGACACCGCCGACCTTGAAATCAAAGTCGTCCATCTCGTAGATTTCCTCGCCGTCGATTTCGAGCTTGTAGTAATTCACATCAACGGCATGATCATTTTCGGCGAGGTCGCCGGCCTTCCATGTGCCGTGATCGGGCTTGTACATCTTGCCGCGAATGGTCAGCACGGCGCTATGCGTGGTGCCATCCTCGTCCACGAGAGCACCCGTCACCATGAATGGCGTATCGACGCCCGGCTTGACGCCGTGCAGCTTCAAAATCTGCGGGTCGAGGCCCGGCATCTTGAACTTGAATTCCAGCGCCTCATAACCGAGCTGCACCTTGCGGGCTTTGATCATGCCGGCATTGCGCACGTCTTCGCGCTTGGCTTCCGGCACGGGCACGGTGATGTCACCGATTTGGCCGAGCTTGCTCACGCGGTCGGCCCACATCATGCAATCGCGCAGGATGAAGCTAGGAAGGGTCTTTTCTGCCATGTCGGAGTTTCCTTAATCAGGCGGCGAGCGAGAGCGGGCCGGTTTCGATTGCCCCATTCACCTCGTCCAGCAGCAGCCGGTAATAGAGAATGTTGCGGTGAGTGGTGACGTGGATTTGTTCCATCAGGCCGACCGGCTCAAACTCAACGTCGAGGAAGAGCTTGCCATCTGCCAGCGTCGTCGGTTCGTTGATGCTCGACAGCCAGACGCGCCCGCCAAGAATGTCGTCGTTGTTCTTGAAGACACGAAGGGCGGCATTGCCGTCCTCGATCAGCATCTTGAGGTTCGCCTTTGTGAACTTGCGGTCGACATAGAGGAAATAGAGGTCTTCCAGAGCCTCATTCACCATGTCGGCGGTCGCCCGTACGCTGTCGAACTGCCAAAGCGGGTCGTCAGTCGCGAGACGACTGCCCCATGTGCGGAAGCCGCCGCGCTCGTTGATGATGGTCGCAACCTGCTTTTCGTTCAGATAGTTGCTGTCATCCGGGTAGGAGATCGTACGGGCAACGCCATCGATCGTGCGAATGATCTTGTTGGAAACCGAGCCGGACACCCCTTCGGAGGACGCCACGACGCGGGCGCGCACCCCGGCAAAGACAGCGGCGACCGGCTTGGTGACGGGAACGCCGTTGACGTTCTTGATGGTCTTCGGATCGATGATGAGAATGCGACCGCCATTGACGGTTCGACGGAAGCGGACGGCTTCGGCATTCGTGGTGTTCGGGCCGGTGATATAGGCACGTCCGCGGATCTTCGGCAGAATGGCATTCAGTGCCGAGACATAGGGATTGGCAACATCGCCCACATTGGCGGTCGCCGCCGGCAACACCTTGTCCGCCTCGTTGCCGCCGCCCGTAAAGACGATTGTCGGCGCTTGCGACAGCTTCTTGCCCGGCTCGACAACCTGCACCGAAACCACGGTGCCGGCATTTGCGCCCGTACCCATGACGGCCTCTAGCTTGGGCAGAGCCTTGCCGGGATCGTTGCCGCCGCCGGTCGCTTCCACAATGGGCGCTTCCGAAAGCTTGGCCCCCTGCTCCGCAAGTGAAATCGAGACAACGCCTCCCTCCACCCAGGCACCGGTATTGCCTGATGTAATAGCCACGCGAGGCTGATAGCCGGTAATCGCCTTGGCCCGCAGCGCCGCGTAGATGCCGGTGCGTGCGACGGGATCGCCTATAAGGTTACTCTGCAACGTGGCAGCGTCCACGCTGTCAGCCACCCGGTTGACGATGCACCACGAACCGCCTTCGTTGAAAACCGTGGTTACGTCTTCAAGAAGGGTGCCCGCCGCGCCGAGTGCCCCTGCCTGCGGCAACGAGGTGATCAACGTGGGATAGTTCAGGGGAAAGGCGGCGGGGTCCGCATCGGGTGCGGTGCCGTTGACGAACGTGATGCCGTTACGCTGGACGCGCAACAGCGACGGGGTTTCCGCGCTTTCGACAAGTGTCACGCCATGCGCATAGGATAGGTCGGCCATGAATGGTCTCCATTAAAAATGACAGAAGATCGGTGGAAGTTTGTGCCGCCTCTCTAATTCAGAGCGGCCACGAGGAAGCAGCACGCCGAAGCGCGGCGGGCTGTGTTATCGGTCGATATTCTACTTCCGCCCTCAGCCTTTTCGAGCTAATTTGCCGATATGCTGGAACGATACGCCATTCACGAAGATGAAGACGGCACCTTTGCGATCCTCGACGCGAAGACATTCGAAGTGGTCGAGAGAGGCGGCATGGTGCTGCAAAATATGCCGTGGTATTGGGCTGAATCTCTGATCGGCCTTCTGCAAGCGCTCGACCAGCACAGCGAGTTTCCGAACTAGATCACGAGCGTTCTATCGCTGTGTCGCTGCGGTCCACATGGCATCAATTGCATCCGGGGAAAGACTGAACGAAGCCCCGATCTGCTCAAGCAGTTGGTCCGTCCGCAGAAACTCGGACGGATATTCCCAGGCATTGAGCGCCTTCGCACGCGCCTTGAGATCGGTGATTTGGTTGATAGCCGCAGTCACCTCGTCCGGCATGATGTCGTTGTCTATCAGGGCGTCACGGAACTGTCGGGGGGTGAGAGCGGGCATGGCTGCTCGCCTCTCCTCCGCCGTCATGAGATCGACCGGATTGACGATCTTCGTGCCGGTCCATTTCATTCCGTAGACCGTGCCGCCGGGACCACGGGTAAACCCGCCCGCCTCGACCGCGCTAATGCCGATAATCCTGTAATCCGGAATCTGCGAATGTTCAGGGTCCGGCTCCATTGAAACAATGTAGCCGCTATCGTCCACGGCAAGATAGAAATCGAAGGGCGGTTGCGACCTGTAAAGCTCATGCCATTCGATGTTGTCGGCATCGTAGAAGGCATAAATTCGAACCGCCTGCCCGCCCTCATGTTCAACGGTCTCGGCTCTCGCCGTGAGTTTTCCGAATTCGTGCATCGGCAATCCTTAGAATGCGAAGGCGGCAAACCAGCCGCGATTTTGAATGTAGAGTTGCAGTTGTCTGCTGCCAAAGGTCAGTTGCTCGACGCCGGACTTATAGGCCCTGCAAAGGAAATAGCCGCCATTGTTGCTATCGCCTCCGCCAGACGAGCCGGTTTTGACAGCAACCTCAATGTATCCAGCAGCGCGAGCGTCGGTGACGCAGTTCGCGCCATGGGCGGCCCCCCAATAATTGGCTCGATCCTCGATCCGCTGATTCAGGTCCCCCAGTTGCTGCGTCCAAACGACACCGCCACTCGTCACGTAGAAGTGGGCCTGTCCGCTTTGGTCCATCCAGAACAGAGTGCCCGTGCTATCGATACCGAACCGACCACGCTTCACATTAGGCCGGTGAAGCCAGAATGACGGCTCGTCCTGTTTGATTTCAAGACTGCCGGTCATAAGATCGCCCGCTCTGTTGACAGGAGCGTAACCAAGAGCCGCCTGCTTTGTGTCCAAGGTCGTTTGCAGGTTAGCTATGTCTGCTATTGCGTGTTTGTGCCCGGTATCCGACTTTTGATTGAGCGCCGCTTGCATGGCGTTCGAAACCGGCTTTGCCGCATCCGAGGTATCGTTGACGTTCCCCAAGCCCAGGGCAGTACGCTGCGCGGCATTGTTCGCGGCAGTCAGCAATGCCCTGCCCGGCGCGCTCGCATCCGTCAGGTCTGCCGATGTCAGCGTGACAGCGCCTTGCCGGCCAGCGACAGATTGCACCACGTCCGTAGGCGTGCGCAGTTCCTGCCAGTTCGCCAGCGTCGTGGCCGGCTCCGCCTGCAAGATGAAGCTCTTGTTGACATCGGTTCGGATGGCAACGTCGCCCTTTTGCACGCCGAGCGCCAACATTGCAGCCTGCGTTGCCACAACAAAGGTATCGGTGATTGCAGACGCGGGCAGCTGTGAGGCCGGGATTTTGCCACCGCCATCGAGCGAAGCATAGCCGTTGGCAGCTCCCTTGTTGGCAATGTTCTCGGCCACATAGCCAAGACTTGCCTGTTTTGCCGCAAGCAGAGCGTCAATTGTGGCCGTGCTATAGGCGTCGGCAATGCCATAACCCGACAACGTTGCTGGCTTGCCGGCGACGTCGGCAAAGTCCACAAAGCTCCAGGTCATCGACCCGGCTGCACCGCCGGCCGTCAGCACCTTTTTGGAGCTACCAATTCCTGTCGACGGCACATGTAAGTTGCCGTCGCCCGTGGGATGGACGTAGTTGTTTGCCCCCGCCGCAACGCCGCCAAGCTTGGTTTTGTCGGCAGCCGACATGAAGCCGCTGGTCGTCGCCGTAGCGTCAGGGTGTGCCCCAACGCCGCCAGCTCCGACATGGGCAGCGGCAGCAAATGCCGTCGATGCCTGCAAGGCTGCGGAACCGAGCTGTAGCGAAACACGGGCCGCGTTGGCATCGACGGCGGCGACAAGAGCGCGACCGTAGGCCGATGTCACCCCGTCATAAGCAGCCGTCCATGCGGTCGAAAAATCCGATAGATCGGCGACGGCAAGCGACAGAGCGGCCTTTGCCGCCGCTGCATCCCCCGCCTTGAGGATCGCGCGACCGGTTGCTCCGCTATCGGAAATATCGCCGGCATTTAAGGTGATAACACCCGTTTTTCCCGCAACCGAAGAAACAGCATTGAACGTCGGCACAAGCTCCCAGCGGCTCGGACCACGACGCAACTGGTCGCCGGCTGCAACCGCGCCGATATCGTCCGCGACTACATATCCGGCAATGGAGACAACCCAAAAGTCGCCCTGATTTCCCGAACCCGACGAAATGGCGGGCGTGTTTGTCTCCGCATTGTAGACGCCAAGGAAACTGCCATCGACCGGAAGAAAAGCACCGGCAATCTTGCCGTCCGGGCCGAGCGGCGCATAACCATCCGGCTTCCCCTTATTGGCCTTGTCTTCGGCATTGTACGAAAGCTTGTCCTGCTTGCCGGTCAGGAGGTTGAAGATTTCGGCTTTGGTGTGAGCGTCACCAATTCCATAGCCGCCAAGGGTCGTCGGCTTGTTGTCGATCTCCGACCATAGATGCCGATGGCGGTCATAGTCCTGCGCCTTCACATATCGGACGTCGGTATAAGCGAGATCGAGCGACATTGAGAGGTCGCTGACCATCTCGCCGCCGCCCTTCAATCCGGTCCCGGCAGTGACCGAACGCGTTTTCGGCACGGTCAGGGAAAGGACTTCACGAAGCGCGTCTTCGACCGTGGTGGACGTGAGACCGCCGCCGGCCTCGCGATAGACCCGGTCCGCCTGATAATCGATATGGGAGGTCGCCGAGATGATCCAGTTGGCGCGGATGGGATCGCCCGCACCAAAGGTTCTTTCGATATCGACGGCAAGCGAGCCGGTGTCGCGATTATAGGAAATCAACCGGCCGAGCATCACGCCATAGGGCGCATCGCGGGTCACGAGTGCCAAATAGGCCGCCGGGGAATAGCGGCGCTTGTTCGCCGAGCTGATACCGATGGTCAATGGACCGGTCTTGACTTCGATTGCAGATTTGCTTTCCGCAATGAAGACCGCCCCAAGCTGCAGATCTTCCTGCAACTGCGCAATCAGGGGCGAGACGGCTTCATCGATCCGTCTCAACCCGTTTTCCTGCAATTCCCGAACAGCCGACCGCCAATCCTTTTCAATCTCTTCCTGTCCGTGAAGGCGCAAATCGACATCTTCAAAGCGTCGGTTCCAGTAGTCAGGGTCGCCGAGATCGTCGCCGACCCTGATTTGATATTGATTCAGTCGGCGCATGACCGGTTACTCCTGCGTTGGCGCGACTTCCTCGAAAGAGAGGATGTCATCCTTGATCTGTTCGGCGAGAACCCCCTTGATGGTGCCGCCTTGGCTTGGGCGTATGATCAGCCCGGCGACCTTGCGGACGGTTGCGACTTGGACGCGATAGTCCGCGTCCGGCTTGAAGGCCGGCGTAGTGCTTTTGGCAGGCATGTTTTCGTCTCCAGGGAGTTAGAGCGCTACGTCAACGCGCTCTTCGACGTGGAAGGGAACGAGGGCGTTATTCGTCGTGCCCTCGATCTGGATTTTGTAGGCGTTGATCGCAGGCGTTGCCGCAAAGCTGTAGGTGCGGCGGAAGCGACCGGGATCGATCGGCTCATCCACAAAGCCACTGCTTGCGATCAGCGTATTGTCATCCTTGCGCAGCTTGACCGCGATGGTGTGTCGGTCCGCCTCGAACTTGGCAATAATGAGCTGCACGGTGATGGTCGTCGCCGAAGTCGCCAGCGTGCGGCGCGTCGAAATGTGCTTCAACGTGGTCCGCTGTCGCCAGATGCGAATGCGGCTGCTCGGTATCTCCAAAGCAGGCGCGACCGCATTCGTGCCGGTCATCACGACACGATGGCGGAGCAGCGGCGGCAATCCCACAAGCAGATTGGGCGTCAAAACGTTCAACGGCTTCCACGCGCCGTTGATCATCACTTGATGCTCAATCGCGCAGGACTTCGGCTTGATCGTGCCGGCAAGGATATCGATAGAAGCAATGCCACCCGAAAGGGTCAGCGCCGCCAATTCGATTTCCACGCGAGACGCCTTGAAGACCAGATATTCCATCTGGAAATACAGGTCCCGCGTTAGATCGCCCTGATAATATGCGCCGTCTGTCGAGTAGAACAGCGTGCCTTGCGCATACTTGTTACTGTCAACGACCGCGACCTTGTGATTGCCGAGCGTGGTCACGATCAGCGCGTAGCGCTGCCCGGCTTCCAAGAACACCGGCGGAATGGTGACATAGGTATCGTTCGGCGCAACCTTGATATCGGCATATGGGATCGTGACATGCGTCACGAGATGCGCCGGATCGGGCGAACCGCTCGCCGTGGCGTAGGCGATGGAAATATGGACATCGCCGTCCGCCCCCTTTTCGGCGAAACGAAGCTTCAGACCGGACAACCAACCATCCTGCGAATTGAGGATGGTCTGCGCGATCTGCGCGCCGGACACCGTGCGGTCGGTGACCTGCGCCACCCAATAATTATCGTTCCACTCGTCTTCCCAAAACTGCTGAACGCGCAGCAGCGTATGGGCATTCAGCGGGTCCCACCACGATTGTCCGTAGACGTTATCGAGAATCTGCGTGCCCGTAACGAGGAAGGTTTCGCCGTTCCTCTTGAACGTGTTGGTGGCGCTGTCATAGACGCCATCGGCCCACCACTGCGAATTGTTGCAGACGTTATAGGCCGGCCCATAGCGCAGGCGCGACCGTGCCACAGACATCTGTTTCATCTCGTGGGTCTGGAAACCGTACTGAGCGATGGCAATCGAACCATCGACAGCGCCCGCCGATGAAGCCAGACGGATTTCCCGCCCAGAGATCGCCGGCAGCAACAGGCCATTCCCCGGCACATAGGCATTGAGATCGAGCGGGTTATAGAGCGAAATCTGCGTTTCGTTCCGGTTCTCATGCGAAAAGCGCACGCCCTCTTCGACAAGGCAAAGAAGATCGATGTTGTCTTTGTCAGTTTCATTGTCGGTTAGATAACGATCCGACGCCCAATCCGAGGCATCGTCCGGTATCTCCATTTTCTCTTTCAGGCGGGCGATATCGCGCATGACGTTGATCAGCTCGCCGGACCCGGCCATGCCCGCCATGCCCTTTTTGAGCGCGGTGATATCGCTGGCAATCGTGTTGATGCGCGGTTCGATCTGGTCGCGCCAGACTTCGAGCGAGCGAATACGCTTGTCATTGCGCGTGACAGACGGAAGCGCATTGGCCCCTTCCATCGCTATCGCCTCGATACCGGTCGTGTTCAGCGTCACCCAGGCAATGACGATAAGCGACTGATCGACAACAGGCCGAGGCAGTGTCGCGCTTTCTTGCCCCGGAATGAGGTCAATCTTGGCGGCGCGCTGGCGTTCCACGACCATCATGCGCGGTTCGGTCGTGTCGCTTTCCAGATCAACGAGAAAGTCGCGGGTCTCGTTGCGGCTGTCTTCCTCCTGCCCGTAGGCGATCACGGCAACCAGCCGCTTGGTCGCAGAAGGCAGGATCGAGACGATATTGCGGGTGGATGCCTGCGCCATTTCGAAGATCGCGCCATCGGGCCGGTAAATCCGACCGCCGGCAACCTGCAATTCGGTTGCGCTGTTTTTGGTGACGGTGAAGCCGGCATAGCCGGGCGCGTCCGCCGTCACCGCATCCTTTACCAGCGTGTCAAATGTCGCGCGGGTTGACGACTGGATAGCGTTAAGGTCGCTATGACGCGCCTCCATGCGATCCTGAAACGGCACTGTTTTCAGCATATGTCAGCTCCTGAGTAGACGGCCAGCAATGAAGGGCGTGCCAGCAACGATGAGCTGGCCCGCCTGCGGGCTGCGATAGGTTTTCGTGTTGATGAGGATCGTGTCTCGCGCCGATTTCGCGGCGCGCAAAGCTCGTAGGGTTTCGCGATATTTCTCGCCGTCCGAGGCAGCAAAGAAGCTTCCGAAGAAACCGCCTACCAAGAGCGCGCGGCGGGGCTTGATGGACGGCACATGCACGACCAGTTCGGCGGTGAATGGCGCGACACCGAAGCGGCTGACACCCAAGTACGAGGCACCACGGCGGCGCGGGACCATTTCCGGGTCCCAAATGACGATGCGTTCAAACACCCGCGTCTCGGATCGCATGTCCGACCAGTATCGACGGTGCAGGGGTCGCCCGAAGAATGCCGCCCGGCCTGCCTTTGCTGGCATGTACTCGGCTTCCGGCTGGACAGTCGCAGGGCGCATCCCATAGCGAATGACCGAGGGCGCACCGCCCGCCCGCCTGAACGCCGCCACCGATCGGTTGTGATCGAGCGACACCAAAAAGCGCAAGCTTTTACCGAGATAGGTAACAGAGCGCCGACGTGGACGCCGCAGCAAGGCCCGCTCGTATAGGGCATAACCGAGGCCCGGAATGATATCCGTTATCTCTTCGACGTTGATAGGCTGTTCTATCCCACGCTCGACAAAGGTAATACGCGGGCGCGTTCGCTCCGCTGCCTTGCTATCGGCGATGAAGGACGCGCCAAGGGCCGAATAAGATCGCGCCGAAAGAAACAGCCGCTTCCCGGCGCTAGACCGCAGTGCACGCGTGTAGATGCGGATTTGCGGCATGCGATCAGACAGCGCCGCCCGCTGTTCTTCCGACATGCCGCCGGACAGAAAGAACGTGCCGGGTGGCCGGATGGTACGAATGATCTCGCTTCCGACGATGGCGGCATAGGCTTCAAGCCCGGCGAGCGTGCCCTTGATCCGATGATGATAGATCGCATCGGCGATGACGCGGCGTTGATGATGGACCGGCCATTTCGGATTCCAGATATCGACAGAATAGGCATGCGCGAGAACCGGCAGGAAGTGAACCGGCGTCGTCAGTGGATCGAGGTAGGCTTGCCAGTCAATCCCGATTGCATCGGTACGCTCCCCGACCGCAGCCAGCGCCTTTTCCAGCGGCTCCGAATTTGGCGGCAGCAAATGTGTTTGCGCCGGGATCATGATTGCACCCCGAACGTCAGATTAACGCCCGTCAGATACGGCGCGACATTGGCGCGGGCCGGCATGTCCGAAAACCCGACACCTTCAATGCGGATGACATTCGGGACATAAGCCGCCGATAACAGTGCATCGCGGGGAATTTCCGCGCCGATATGATAGCGGGCATCGCCGAACGCCTTGACGCTTTTGATCGCAGCGGCAACAACCTGCGCGGGGTCTGGACCACGCGGCACAATGAGTTTTCCAGCCAGGGCGTACCGGTCGATAGCCGCCGCCGAAACGGTCACATCGTCCGTGAGTGGCCTGATATGCTTGGCGTCGAGCGCCTTGGCGACGGCAAAGACCGCATCCAAGGGGGCCGGAACCCCATCCGCACCAAGCAGATAGACGAGAACCTTGCCAGCCCCACCGTTGACGATGCGAATATCATGCGCCTGCGGCCAAGCCTTCAGGGCCGCAGCCAGGTATCCGTCCTCCGAACCAGCGGCGGGTGCGGAAAAGGTCGCGAGATAGCGGCGCAACAATGCGCCGTCCTCTTCGCGAAAGATCACCTTGCCGTGTTCGTCCAACGTCACAATGCGCTCAACACCGGCCTTCGAAACAGCGTGGTCGAGATCGGTATTCTTTGCAAACGCCGGCAACGTCGAGCGCAGGCCGTCATTGACGCGGGCACGCATTAGCATTTCGCGGTAGGCGTGGGCCTCCTGATCGATCTTGATCGGATCGCTTTCGAGATCGCCCACGTCGTATTCATAACCAGCCTGTCCCGCCCGCTTTTCCAGATCGGACATCCGGGCTGAAAGGATCGTCTCGAAATCGAGCTTTTCAATCGCGTCCGGTTCCGGCAAGCGGGAAACGTCAATGATATCAGGCGTGTAGATTGCCATGGTCAGGCCCCACCGTAGATGACGCGGACGCTTGCGCTCTCCGATATGGAGTAGTCGCCGCGATGGCCGCGTGGGTAATAGGTTCCGAAGATTTCCAGCGTGATCGAGCCGTCCGCATCGGCTCGCGTCACCCGGCCCGCCGTCATGCGATAACGTGGTTCCCATGCGAGGATTGCCGTCGCCGCAGCTGCATAGGCGGCGAGTATGTTTCGGCGGGTCATCTTGCCGTCTACAAGATCGGGCAAATCACTGCCGAAGGTCCGGCGCATGATGCGCGAGCCCTTGGGCGTCTTCAGTATCTTGCGGATTGATTGCTGGACGTGCTCCCAATTACTGAGAGACTTGCCGCTTGCGGCGCTTAGACCCGTTGAATCCGGCATCGCCCGAACCTCTTTCTGGATTGACCGGCGACACGACATCGCCAAATGGCGGCGCAAGCTCGCTAGCCTGTTTGGCGGTCAGCGATATGGTTTCGCCGGACATGCGCCATTGCCCGGCAATCTCGCAGCCGGTGCGAACCTTGAATTTCTGCATGAGATCACGCCTCTTGTAATCCGATCAAAATTCGGATGATCTGCGCCTAACACGGGTAATCGTGTTTCAAGGCGCGGCTCTTTGTGAGTGCGCTTCTTGGTTGCCACTTCAATGAGGGTTACTGCGGTGGATGGTCTGGAACGGGATGAAGCCCTTTAAGGCGCAGCAACTTAACAGCCTACGTCAAAGCGGGCTGATGCTCATTAATTTCATCAAGGATGACGGGCTCGGTATTGGTAAGTGAGGTTATGAAGACAGCAACGGATGAAATATACTTTAGTTTTTGTTATAAATTTCTTATATACATCTTGCTATTTTATGTCTTGCTGATTGGTGCCGTAAACTCAATCATCGTCCATCATGATTATATTGTATTTCTATCGAACTTATTTTTTTATGCGTGGCCACCTAATGCATACATTCAAGTTTCCAGTAACAACAGCATATTAAACGATACCCAGGCATCAGAATTTTTCTTCGATAGATCACTTTTGAGTTTTTTGCTACTTACTTGGCTAATATTTTGTATTTTCTTCAAAATATCATCTAGAAGAAACCTCACTTCAATCCCGATGTTTATTTTTACATCGCTGATGTCGGCGGCGATGTTCTTATGCGCCTGCGATGGAATACATGAAAAGATCGACTTATATACACTGGGATCGCACGATAATCTTTTTGTACTCGTGTCGAAATCTACGTTATTCATTTTTGGATTCTACTTTTCATTGCATTTTTCAGGTTATCTGGCGTGCTCTGGAGTCATTAGGGCCTTTAGAAAGCTTACATCGTAGGGGCGGTATTCAATGGGACTTGCATGCATGAAAGACACCTATCACTGTTTACTGAAATAGCGGACTTCCACGTCCAATCGCTTACTTCCTAGTCGGCGGCTAAGACGCGGGACGAACCTTCGACAATCGGCCAAAGCCCCTTTGACGAGCCGGCTCCGACATCTACCCTATCGCCGATGCGGGCGACCTTTTTACCACCCTCGCCGCCGAGCTGTACATTCGGCGATTCCACGATGACGGTCGCGCCCGTCACCTTGACCAGATCGGACGAGGCTTCCACGACGGTATTGCCGATCTTGATATGCAGCGGCATATCCTTGTTCTCGCGTGCGTTGGCGGCGCTATAGGTTGAGAAATCTATCTGCGCGTCCGTCATGTCGCCGTTTTCCGAAACGACATCGACTTGCTCGCCGGCCTGATAGAGCACGTCCACCTTGACGCCACCCGCCGCAAGGGTCCGTGCCCCTATCCATGGCGTGAGGTAGGGCTTGCCGTTCTGGTCAGACAACTTGACCCGGTACTTACTCTTGTCGTCGCTGACTTCCGCGACGGTCCCTTTCCTGCGGCGATTGCGGTTGCGCCGCTCAAGCTCGGCAATGCGGTGAAGCATGTCTGCGAGCTGATCAACCAGAGCGCTCATCACCGCACCTCGAAAGCTGGCGTCATCAACATGGCATCGGCTTCGCCGAAGACCATGCCATACCGTCGCATGGCGGCTTGCAGTTCGTTGGCATCGCCCGCGATCTGCGCACGCATGAGCGCTACCTTTCTAGCCATATCCGGCATCCGCGAAACAAGGTCCGTCTCACATTTCGCGAAGAACAGTGCCAGAGGCGAGCTATCTTTCAGCGCCACGCCCCGAACGGGATCGGCAACCGCATCCACGGTCAGTTTCAATTGATGCGCCGCCAGCCGGACGCCGTTGGTATCGCCGCTCGCCCTCGACCGTTGCGACTGTTCAAAGCTGCGGATAAGGCTATTGAAGATTGCCGCCCATTCGTTTTCCGGGTCCGCCAAGGCGTCCGCAATTTGCCGCATCGTCAAATCAAGGTGGAACTCGAAATTCGCGTCCGTCGCCGCCACGCCCTCGTAAATGACGGATTCGTCTGTGTCCGCGTCCGTCACGACATGTGGCGTTGCTATGCCGGCCTCGAAAACAATATCCACATGACCGCTTTTGGTGAATGAACGCAGCTCAAGCCCGTTCGTCACCTTCGAGTCGTCTGTATAGACGGAGACAAACGGCCTTTCCTGCGGCGTATGCAATAAACCGTTGGCCGCAACGTCGAGCGCGCCAATCTGGCTATCCAGCACATTGCCATCCACCAGCGTCCGCCCTTTCAGGGCTTCGACCGCTGCAATGCGCAATGCAACACGTACAAGCGACATAAGCACCCGCCAAATCTGTTATTTGTGAACTAGCTCGACAATCAGCCGAGTGTGATTGCGATCATCGACAAGCGAGACCTCGAAGACAGGTTGCCCAGGACGAGCCAAGGCACGAACCGCGTCCTGCTTTCTTACAGTGATATCCGGGTATCGAGTGCGATCGATGTAGAGAAGGGCTTTTCCTGCTGCTATCTTGGATTGCCAAGCCGCCGGGTTCGCAGCGTCAACGGAGCTGGATTTTTCGCCACCCGTGCGCAAGACCGCCTCAATCTCGGTTTGCGGCCTCTGCTGGTCTCTCGCGCCGCCACTCATCGGCGACAAGCGGATTGTTTCGGCAAACTTGCCGTCAACCGCCGAAACAACCGCATCGCGGACGCTGTGAAAGTTGGCCGCTACAGGCATGCCCAATCTCCCAAGGCTGCATCCGGTCGCCGCAATGGCGACCGGATGACGTTGGCTGTTAGTTCGTTTTGACCTGCACCAAGCAATCGGGCTGCTTGCAGATCGCGAGCATGTTCGACTGCGATTTCAGTTCGAGGCCGACCCCGTGATCCAGTTCCTTGGTGGAAATGAAGATCGATCCTTCTTCATCGACGGTCGGAGCTTGATTGACGCGGTCGATGTGGTAGGCCGGACCATCAAAGGTGCGGAACATCGATTGGGTGCCGGAAGGATAGACCGTGCCCGAATTGTCATCGACATTCTTGACGGTGGAAATGCTGCCGTCATTACTCTTGACCGGCAATCCGCCCTTGTATTCGCGCCAGATGATATCGCCAAACTCGAAGACGCGACCCCAATTGCCGCCGAGGCGCTGGCGCTCTAACTGCGTGTGAACGGAGGCATTCTGCGCCTGTAGCCAGTACTTTTCGACCTTGGCGTGGGAAATCAGCTTGGCGAAAAACTTGCTGTCAACGACGGATTCCACGCCGCCGACCGTCTCGCCCTTGACGTTGGACAGGATATGGTCGCTGACTTCCTCGCACTTCTGGCGAACATCGGTGCCAGCAGTACCCAGGGCGAAATCGACTTCCTTCTTTTCGACGCCGAAGACATCGTAAAGATTATAGAGCGTCCGCAGCTTGCCGTCCTTGATTTCGCCACGCAACATGCCGAGCCGCAAAAACTCACGTGTGATCGAATGGTTTTTGCGGATGGTGATGAGCTTACGCTCCAGCTCGGCGTCAAGCGAAACGTCCGTAATCTGCCCGTTCACAACCTCCAAGAGGCCGTCAATGTCGCCGACAAGGATGTTTTCGAAGTGGGTGAAATGCGGAATGGACAGGATGATGCCGGTTTGAACACCGTCATCCGTAATCTCGCCGGGACCGCCCGGTTCCCGATGGGACAGGACAACAATCTGCCCTTCCCGATAGTCGATACGGACGAGGCGAGAACGCTTCGCCTCGCCCGGCGCGATGCCAAGCGCATTCAGAAGACCGAAGGTATTCGGCAGCTTGTTGACCTCCGTCGTGAGATCAACATTCGAGTAGGGCAAAATGATTTCCGGCATGGCGGATTGGATCCTTGTATCCTGATAGGCGTGGGAACCCCTCCCCGCGAGCGCGAGACGGAAATTCCGGCGATTAATGGGGGATGGGTTAGGCGCGGACGATCAGCCCAAGGCGCTCTTCGATATCGTCGAGTGCCGCGGCCTTTTGGGCGTCGGTCGCATCGGCAGGCCACAGGATGGCGGCGCGATTGAGAACGGAGAGCCGGCGAGAGTAGAGAACACCGCCAACGAGATCGGCACCTACCGCGGCTTCGCAATCCTTGAGGCAAACACCCTGGACGATCTGGCTGCCATCCGTCGCGGTCGGGTTCCACGCCACCAGCTTGCCGAGCTTCGCGCCGGCAGGAGCCTGCTCGGTGCCGGCGATCTTGCCGACGAGCTGTCCCATTTTCAGCGAGCGGGCAGCAACCTCGCCGGCAAGCAAGGTGCCGACGCTACGGCAAATCTCGGTATCGACTTCTTTTTTCAGCAGCGTGGACATGCCCGGCGTCTGCTGGAATTTCATAACAGGCAGAATGCCCATGTTCGTTTCCTTTCACGGAAGATGTGTTGCAGATGAGATGCTAGTCAGCCGGGCCGGCTATGCCTTGGCGCGTTGCACGCGGGCATCGATCCGAGCCGAAAGGCCCGATTTCGCCTGCGGCTTGCCGGCCAGCGGCTCGCGATTGAGGCCCTGCGCATTCATGGTGCGAGGCGGCTGATATTCCTGCTCGCCCGCATCGGCCGCTTTCGGCGCAACGGAAAGGGTTGCCTTGGCGGCATCGACAGAAAGGCCGGTCGAAAACAGATGCTCCGCCAGCGCCTCGCGTCCCTTGGCTTCATCGAGCGCCATGATCGCGGCGCGGCGCTCGCGATCCTCTTTCACGGCTGCGTCAGCCGAGGCCGTCAACTTTTCGATCTGCGCTTTCAGGCCGGCGTTTTCGGATGCGAGGCTTTCCGCGCGCTCTTTGTCGTTCATGGTTGTCTCCTTGGTGGAAGTGGGACTCTGATTTTTGGGTGGGGGGCTGGCCGTCATCGACCAGTTCTTGGCCTTCGACAGCGCAACGAGGCTCTTCGGAGCGTGCGCGAACAGCCGGTAATCGAAGGCGGCGACCGCTTTGGCCTTGCTTTCGGTTGTGTCGTTGGCAAAGCCTTCGGCGACGGCTTCGTCTGGCGTCAGCCATCGTTCGGCCCGCATGATGTCCCGGCATTCGTCGGCGGTCTTGCCGGACTTCGCGGCGTAGACACGAGCGTATGAAGTCGCCAGCGCCTCAAGCGCTTCAATGGTTTTGCTGTGATCGTCGGAATTGCCGAAGGTGTATCCGCTGGGGTCGTGGATCATCATCACCGCGCCCGCCGACATGGTGACGGTGTGGCCTGCCATGGCGATGAGAGACGCGGCAGATGCCGCAATCCCTTCAACAACCACATTGGTCACACCGGGTCGCGCCGACAGCAATGCGTGAATGGCAGCACCTTCGGTCGCGATGCCGCCACCGGAATTGATGTGGACGGCAAGCTCCGCGTCGGCCTCGATCTGCGACAGAGCAAAGACGACATCAGCCGAGGTAAAGCCGTCCTCAAAGTAATAATCGCCGACATAGCCGGAAAGCCGTAGCTTTCCGTCTTCAACAATAGCAGCCATTTCCGTGACCTCAGTAGGGGCGCATGCGACCGCTGATCGCGTATCGGGTTCGCGCTGGTTTCTCGCCTCTCGCAATCTGACAATTGCGGATGGCCTCATTCAAAGCCCGTTGCACTTCTGCCAACGAGGCATTGGCATAGCGGGACATGTCTTCACCGAAGCGCGCTTCCGTGACCATCTCGCCGGAGAGCAACGCCTCTTCCACGCGGCGCAATTTCACCGCGCGGGCACACCAATCGATTTTCAGCGGGTCGGCATCATCAGCCATCAAGCAGCCTCCTTCGCCGGGTCTCGGTTTCCAACGGCTGCGGCCCCAAGTGGACCGCCGCCACCCTGCGACCGGCCAAACGGATGCGGGACGCCTTCGTCCTCGAACATCTTCTTTTCGCGCCCGAGCTGGACGATCTGTTCCTCGCCATTCTTGCCGGCAAGAGCACATTCGTCGTGGTAGGTGGAAAGGCCTGTTTCGAGCCTGATCTTGGCAGCCAGGGCGGCTTTGTAATCGTCGGCTGACGGCGCGGCGGGACCGCTCCATTCCGTCTGAAAGACGCTTTCTCTGTCTCGACTGAAAGCAGCATAGCCGCCCTTGAAGGGAATGACGCCGCGAAAGATCATCTCATCTAGCCAGCGCTCAAAGATGCCCTGCAAGAATGGTGCTACGATGCGAGTGCGACGACGCAAGACAATCGGCCAGATGCTGGCGACCGCCATTCGGACAGATGAGTAAGAGGCGTTGGAATGATCCATCGCCAAAGCCTCGTATGTGATACCGAGGCAACGGGCGACTTCCTTCAAGAGATTTTGGAAGAACGGCAGATATTGCGAACCCGGCGTTGCTGCCGTGTGCATCTGGAATTCTTCACCGGGACCGAGATGATTGATGCGCGCGGAATCGGACATCGAGACGCCCTTTTCCTTCAAGGCACCGATGCGATGGTCCCAAACGTCGAGCAAATCTTGCTGCAACCCGCCGATGAACTCCGGCCAGTCGCCATCATAGCCGGCAGGCGCTTCGATGTCGTTCAGCGTCTGTATGGCCTGAAACGCGGTTTCGCTCGGCTCCGGGCTTTTGATCGTTGCCGCGAAAATCGTCTGCATCAACGCCGTCGCCAAGGTGGCATCGGCCAATTGATCCGACTGCGCGATAACCTTCAAAGCGGCGGCGATGACCGAAATGCCACGCGGGCTATTCAGGTTCGCGGCACGATCCATGACATGGATCACATCGGAAGCATCAACGGTTCGGTCTTGCTCGACGCCAGAAACACGCACGCGAAAACGATAGGCTACCGCCCTGCTATCCTCGTCGTGGTAGATGCCCTGATCGAGACCGACGCTTTCCTCTGTTTTGCGAGGGCAACGATGCGAGGCTATCAGAGAGACTTTTGTGCCGGACTTCAAACCGAGGCGACGTTGTTTTTCCAACGACACGTTGTCGAGAATGCCGAATGCCTCCCCGGTCGCAAGGAAGCTAAGCAACGCGGCTTCCGCCATATCGGCGATGGTCGCCTTGCCCGCGAGATCGCATTCCCGAGGGTTCCACGCCCAGCGCCGCCATGCGCGCTCTACCCGGCGACACCATGCGGTCGCCTGCTTCTTTGTGTAGCCGAAGGATTCGAGCTGCGCGAGGCAGGCAAGTTTAAGCTCTTCGCCGATGGTATCGGTGACGATCTGCTGAATAGCACCCGATATCCAGCCGCTATTCTGCATGAAGTCAAAGGCCAATGCAGAGGCACGTTCCGCTGCTTCCCGGACATCGAGCCTTGCATCGCGCGTGACCGCTCGACGCATGCTAAGCGTGCCGGCCCGATCACCACGAAGGTATCGCGCCGTCATTTTGCGCGATGGCGCAGACTGCGGCGCGGGCATCTCAACCCGCACCGAATTTGCCTTCACCCGCATCCGAGGTTTGCTTTCAATCATGAGTATGACCCCCAACGCTTGCGCTGACGCGGTTTTCCAGATGGTGGAGACGGCTTTTGCTGTTGCTTGCCGAACGGGCTTAAGTCGGCCAGGTCAAACAGGTCGTTAGCCTGTTCCGGTTCGCCATGCAGCTCGCGTATCAAGTCGGCCCACCGGTCGAGTGTGAGTTTGCGTTTGTTTTGAAGATGCCAGCCGAGGGCATAGGAATAGACGGTCACGTCAAACCAGTCGTTCATGCGACCGTTGATCTTCTTCCACTTCCGTCCGGCCTTCGGGTTTACCAGCCGCTTCGACCTTCGCTTGAGACTGGTCCGGGCTTCCTCTTCCTCGTCTACCAAGCATTCAGCGGTGAGTTCCTTGGCAAAATCCTCATCGCAGAGATTACCTGCGAAATGGATCGTTCCACGAGGCCATTGCCCGGCCTCGCTAGCACCTTGGACGAGATTGGCAAGCGCCGCAGTGACGGCGGTTTTCACGTCATAGAGGCCGACCGGATAGAGCAAGACCTTGGCAATGACCCGCTTCCGATGGTCTTTGACATCCTTCTTTACCGGAGTGCCAAGCCATGGCAGGCCGACCGGCTCGCGACCGTCCAACGGAATGACGTTCGGACGGCCAACGCAGAAGCGATAAACGCGGTCGGTTGACCAGCCGGAGTCAACGCCGGACAGGTCAATGCTCTTCTCGCGCCCGCCTGATGTCGGGTATGTGCGGCTCAAAGCATCGGACAGCTTTATCCACGGCTCATCGCTCTGATCGGGCGAACCTTCGAATATCTCACGATCGATCAGGCAATATTGGTCGCGCGGCCCGATGGCATACACGCCCCACTTGATGCCGTACCCTTGAACGTCGGCAGCAGAGACAAGCAACGCCGCCCATGACGGCACGATGCCAGTCGGGACCATGTGGTCCCGCGCCGCCTTGACGATCTTTTCCCACTCGACGGTTGTGCTGCCGGGATCGTACGGCTCTGCCAAATCCTGCTGATAGAAGGCTTTGAGTTTGGTCGTATCACCCTGCGCATCAGTCCAGCGCTGCCAGATATCAGCCCATTTCTCGCGTACCGCGTAACCGGCCCATAAATGATAGCTCGGTTGCCAATCGCGGCAGCGCCCCTCGCAGGGCGGACAAATCCAATCAGCGATTTCGTCCGCCGCAATCTCAAGCGGAACCGGCTCGTCGCCTTCTTGGACGCGGCGGGCAATCCAGTGTGCCCGCTCTTCCATCTCGCGCTTATGGCCGTCGAGGATCACACCATCGCAGCGCATGCACCGAACATGAACCGGTAGCCCTTGCTCTTTGTCAGGTCCGCGCATCATGTCGAAAATGATCGGCTGGTAGGTGTCGCAATGCGGGCAAGGAACGTAGCGGTAACGCTGGTCGCCGCCTTCGAAATCTTCCGAGATCGCGCATTCACCCGCTATGCCCGGCGTGGACCCCTGCCACTCTTTCGCGAGATCGCCATACATCTTCTGACGGGCGCGGGCCTGATCGCGAGGGCTACCGCGACCGTCCACGTCCTTGGGATAGCCGGTCACCTCGTCCATGGCGAGATATTTGATGGACACCATCTGCAAACCCTTGGAAGAGCCTGCATTGACGATCTGGCAAAAGCCGCCGGCATACCGTTTGAACGACGTTGTGCTGCCCTGCTCATCACGGCTGTTGACCGGCAAGACCTTGTGCGCGATGCGCTTTGAGGCTTCGATGGTCGGCTGTAGCTTGATGCGGTTGAACTTCGTCGCCTCTTCGAGCGTCGGCAGCACGATCATCATAGATCCCGGCGCTTGATCCACGATGAAGCAGAACCAGTTTTCGATTGCGGTCGATTTTCCGAGCTGCGCCGCCCATCGGCATGTCACGCGCCGGGCCGGATGATCGGGGTGCAAACAATCTTGCGGCTCGCGAAGATAGGGCACGCGGTCGGTACGAAAATCGCCCGGCCAGGGTGAACCCGATTCCGGCGAAACCTTGCGATGACGGTCGGCAAACTCGCTGATCGTCAAATCTTCCGCTGGACGGCTCGCTGCGGCCAAACCTCCGAAGAGGATCGCCGCGCCGTTTGCCAGCGCTGGAAACCGTGCCCGAACATCGTGAAAGGTCACTGCAAAGCCTGCCCTGTCTCGTGATATCGATTATCGCCGCCGGCTTCGGTTTGCCGCCGCATCCCGTCGAGCCTTTTCAGGATTTCGCGGTTGAAGACACTCAAGCCCTCCCTCGCAAAGCCTTTGAGCGCGAGACGGGCCATGCGCTCATCCCATCCATATTTCAGGGACAAGGCAGCAGCTTCGGTTTCAATCGCGCGCTCGAAAGCGCTTTGCATCAGGGCGATTGCATCGCGTCCGCCCTGATCGACCTCCGCAACGATGGTCAACTCGCTTCGACGCTCCGCAAGGTCCATTTCCTTCAGCTCGGCTTCCGCCTGCGACTTACGGGCGGCACCATCGGATTGCGTGCCTTTGAAACGGGAAGCCATCATAGGAGGGACCGACGCCTGCCCGGTTCCCATGGCAGGCAGCGATGCGGCTGGCGTCTTGAGCCGGACATTCTCGCTGCGATGGGCAATCAGAGCGACAAAATCGACAAGGTTAGATTTGCCGTCCGCCTTTAGCGGCAGAGCTTCGGAATGTTGCTTGAGATACCGCGATAGTGATGATCGGTCGATTTTGTCGCCGACCTGCGTAAGGCGGGCGGCGGCTTCGGTGATCGATATCCAATCTTCGTCCATGTGTGCCATCCGTGCATGAACACGTGTACTGCACGTGTATCCGTGTACCGCTTTTCGAAAGTGCTACTGGCGAAATCCCGCAGTCCCCCAGGCCCGTCCATGGCAAAGGTCGTCTAACCGGTCCCTGAATGGGGGGGTGGGGGTGCCCGGCCCGGAGGGGTCGAGCGGGTGGCCCCTGTCAGGGGACCAGCTTGTTCAAGGCGACTTCGACCCGTTCCTTGAGCAATGGAGCCGCGACCCGATGGAAGGCGGCAGACGTTGCGCCCGTGGTCATCTCTTTCGGGATAAACACGCCAGAGCGGGCGAACGTGATCTTCGTTCCTGACCGGTTCAACCGATAGAAGACATGGCCGTTGAACCGTGGAACGTCCTTGCGGTCGGGGAACAGGCCACCCCGCATGAACGATCCGGGGTAGAGCGTTGGCTTGCCGAATGGTCGGGCCACGACGCCAGCCGGGGTTTCCTTCGGGCGCAGAAACTTCAAACGAATGTTCCCGCCTTGCGTGGTCATGTCGTAGTAGAGTTTGCCGGGCCGGGCCGCCGATGGGTTGCCAATCGCTCTAACGATGGTCGCACGCGGCAGGCCGGTTTGTTTGGTCAACTCGCGAATGACAACGGTCTTGGCGCGATTGCCGACCTGATTGACGATGCGCGGCAAGACTTTCGGGAAGCGTTCTTTCAGTGCACCGATACGCTTGCCGTACTCCGACAGGTTGCGGTCAACCCATTGCATGGATAGCGCGGTCATCGGCAGGCCCTACCTATGGGAAACAGAAAAGGCGATCACTCTGGACCGCCTTCGACATGATGATGATTTTTGCAATGCAGTAGCACCGGGCTTGAATCGATGCCTCCAACGAGGCCATTCAAGCAGGGTCTGACTGGTTTACCCACGCGGAGGCTCTTGCCTCACTTCCGGCCCGTTCTTGTCGGGCGGGTCAAACGCTAACCGAGATCATCAGATCAACCTGACCCTTTCTAGTCACAGCTTTTCGAGCAATGCAAGAGGGGTACGCTTGAGATTGTGCCATTGTCCATGAACGCAAGCTGTGATGTCAGCATGCAGCATAGCCGGGCTGTCGTTGCGATGCAGGCGGGTCGCGTGGAGCTTCTCAATCACTCCCTCAATCCCCTTAAAAGGACCGAAGCCAAAGAGCACACGGTCGCCCCGGCTGAACTCCAAATCAGCCGCGGCGCGTAATTCCAAATCCGTCAACGCGATGAATCGGCTCACATCTTCCTGTGATACACGCCACGGCTTTTCACACCCGCCAACGATATCGACCACGCCCTTTACTTGGCGCAAGCCAACGAACGCAGCGGGCGACGGAACAATTTTGATGAGGAGATACCCGGCGAGCAAAGGCGTCTTCTCGCCCTCAGAAACTCGTCCGCGTTTGTAGGTCCGAGGTCCCGGCACCATCGGAAATGCCGTGACAATTTTTTCGTCATCCAGAAGTTTTTTCACAACCAGCTCACGATTGTCAGGGGTCTGGATCGCAAACCACGCCGCCTTGCTGGCGAACGATGGGTGCGATTCGGATGCCATGGAGAGCATGGTCGCCTTGATTCGCTTCCGCGCCACGACACGATCAAGCACAGCGTCGAACTGCGATGCATCGTAGAGGGTGGTATCAACCGTCCTGCAGGCGGCGTAGGTTTTGACGTTATGCATCATTGGAAATTCCCTCGTTGACTTGCCGTTCAAATGCAGACCACGCCTCACTAACCGCCGCGTCCAAGTCGGTGATTTCGGATGAGACCGGCGGGAAAAAGAAACGTTCGACGTTCCCGTCTGGCGTTGGCACCCATGGCAATCCGGTTCTGGCAAAGAATCGCTCCCATGCCGCGCACAACTCGCCAGTGCGGCCAACGCTGTCGAAACCTTCGGAGACGCGGAAGACGTTCGGAGCAACTGTCATCCCCTTACGGTCCTGTACGCGCTCATCCATGGTGTTGACCTTCGGCCAGCCATGCTTGATGCGACGGTCCCGCAGGATCGCGTCCGCCTTTTCGCCGCCTTGCGCCACAAGCGACCGCAGAAGCGGCGGCAACGCTGGCATGGTTGCCGAAGCGGGTTTCAGCAACTCGGCACAACGTCCGGCGTGCCATGCCCTCGAATACGGCTTGTGGACGATTGGCAGAGCAACGTCCGACTTCGGGTCCTCAAGCTTTTCCCAATCGCGCCCGGTCAAGTAAGCGCCGGCCCATGGAACCGAGATTTTGGCTTTCTCGGCACGCTCGATGTAGGTCGGAGATTTGGCGATGCATTCGGCGCGCTGCTCTGGCGAAAGCTTCTGCCACGCCTTCCGGCCAGCATATTCGCTGTCCTTGTCCCGCGTCGGCCATTTGGCATACCAGCGACGGAAAGCACGCTCGACGGCTTCCGGCTTTTCTTCCGAACCTTCGTCGCGCGCATCTCTCTCTTGCTGATAATCAGTATTTGCTAGAGATGAGTTATTACTATGTGCCGTTTTTGCCGGCGACGGTAAAACCGGCGACGGTTTTACCGGCGCCGGCATTTCAGTCTGCGGTAGAAATGCAACACTTTCGTTCTGGCCGGACTGATCATCCGACGCGGACGCGCGGGGTTCGTCAAAGATGACCAGCATGGATGCACCGAACTTGCCGTCAGCGCGCCCTTGCTCGCGTTCAGCATAGCCAAACTCGACAAGCTCCGCGATCATCTTGCGTGCCTTGTCGCGCCCGCAGCCGCCCTTCTTCATGATATCGCCGATAACGACGATCCAGTTGTCGGGCTTAGAAAGCAGATAGCCGAGCAGCCAGCGCGCTTCCATGGAAAGGCGATCATCTTCAAAGACACGGTTCGGGATCGGGACATAACCCGAGTTGCGCACGCCGCGCCGGATGTTAGATTCTTGGCTCATAGCGAAGCCTCACATCGCAAATTTAATCGCCCATAGCGATATTTCCGCTTGCGTGAAATATCGCAAATAGCTATATAAAACTCATGAAAAAGATCGCCTACAGCAAAGACGCCACGAAAGCCCTTCGCAAGATGCAGCCGAAGCGCGCAGCGGCTATCGTTGCAAAGGTCGAAGCTTTTGCGAATGGCGAAACGGTCGATCTGAAGAAACTGCAGGGAAGCGAATTCTTCCGCATCCGCGTCGGTCAGGATCGCGTCATCATCGATGACCAGACCATGACGGTATTGGTTGTCAAAGCCGGCCCGCGCGGCGATATCTACAAGGAATAGGAGACCACCATGGGCGAGATCAATCGCATCACTATCGAAGGCAAGGGCTACGTCCTCATGCCCGAAGCGGATTATGAAGATTTGCTCGACATCGTCGATGCCCGCGCCGTCAAGGCACGCATTGACGCTGGCGAAGAAACTTGGCCCGACAGCGTCGTAAAGGCGCTGATCGCTGGCGAAAACCCGGCACGTGTCTTTCGCAAGCATCGCGGCATGACGATGGCCGAGCTTGCCGAGAAAACCGGACTGTCTCAGCCCTACGTGTCCGAGATCGAGACCGGCAAAAAGGCGGGATCGATCGAAGCATTGAAAGCAATTGCTGGCGCTTTGATGATCAGCCTGGACGATTTGACGTAAGATCATATCGCCCTCACCATGCCGACAGTCCTTGCCAGCTCCAGGGTTGCGCCGTCACGCGACTCTTTGATCGTAGGGGCAAGCACGCCGAACGGGCCTCGAACGGCACGCATTGCCGAAAGCTCGACGTCGAGATAATCGATCCCCGCTTGAAGCCCCGCTTTGCGCAGAATGACGCGTATGCTGCCGTCCTCGCGATAGAGAACGGCGGAAGGGCACGCAAACAGCCATTGCGCGCGCTCGGCGTCGGTCTTGCAATCCGCAAGCAGCTCAACGATTGGCAAAATCACACTCATGCCGCCTCGCTTTCCGCCGTCTGCGCGGCTTCGGCGGGCATGTAATCCTGCCAGTCAACGCGTCGCGTCGGTATCCATTTCTCTTTGTCGCCGTAGGTGCCGTCTTCCTGTAGCTCCCATACGAACCAGCCAGTATTCATGCGGCTACTGGCCTTTTCGCCATCCCATCCGTCGCGGTGCATCATCGGAAGGCGATGCTTAAAGATGTAGACGCGGGACGGCGGGCAATCGTCCATGGCGAAATTGCGGTCATCGTCGGCGAAGCCGCAAAGGAAATTGAGATTGAGCAACAATGCCATCTTGCGCGGGCGGAACACCCGTAGGGCATGGGCGACAAAGCCGTTTAGAACCTCGCCATAGGGCGGATTCGTCACGATATCGTAAGAACCATCTTCCGCCGGCTGCGAAGTCAGGAAGTCTTGCACCGCCTGCAATTCGCCGTGCTGGTCCGCCGTGCCGTAATCGACCAGATCGGCGAGAACGACGCCGTAGCCGGCCCGCTCAAGCATCCGGGCAATCGCCGCGCGACCGCAGGCCGGCTCAAGCACCGTGGTGGAGAAGGTTTCGAGGGCAAGAAGCGTATGCATCGCTTCCGGTGGAGTTTCATAAAGGTTGTGCCCGCGCGCTTCCTTCGTGGCGCTCGCCGTTCCCACTGCCGCCCGAAGATTGGCGCGGGTCGGCTCAAGCCCGGCAGAAAGCCGCGCCTGAATTGCACGCTCGACAATGCCCGGCTCGCGATGTTCCGCCGCTGCCAGCTTGCGCGCTTCATGGATTTCCTTGCGGGAAAGGCCGGTTTCCTCCGACGTAAAACTGTTTCCATCGGAAACGGTTTTGGGCCGACCGCCTTTTGACGCCTTCCCCGAAGCCTGCGCCTCATCCCACTTGACCGCGATCAGGATTTTCGCGCGTGCTTCGATCAGCAGTGCGTCGGCCTGCATCCGCCGCGCCTTGGCGATCAGCTTTTCCGTCGCGCCGATCTGTTCGGCGAATTGCGCCGCCGTCTTGGCCGTGGCATATGCAACCGAGGCTACGATACGAGCGTTGACGATATCGCCGTCGTCCAGTAGCGCCCGCGCCCGCTCGACGGTTGCGACCAGCCCAGACGCATCGGCGGAAGGTTGGATATCCGGCATATTTTGAGGGATATCCGCAGTGATGGGCAAGTCGCCCGGTTCCGCTATGCCTTGCAGCATCGCCAGCACTTCGCGGGCGCGCTCGGTCGGATAGTAGGTTTTCGCGTCTTGCTTGTCGCGTTTCAGATAGCGGTTACCAACGGCATTGTTTGCCGCCGTCACATGTCTTGGCTCTGTTGCCTTCACGACGCCTTCGCTAACCGCTGTCGTGATGAGCGCTAGCGCGTTCGGGCCGGGCTTGGGGAGTTTTACGGATTGATAGACGGGCATCAGTTAGCCCTCATCAATCGATTGAGGTAGGCTTGCCCGAGGCCGGTCAGTTTTGCTGTCCGTTCGTCTTGGGAGATGTGGACATAGCCACAGCGGCGGCACTCCAAAGCGAGCTGGCGACGGCCAAGACCAGTTGCGATCTCGACGCGTCCGCCGGCAAACTGCACTTCACGCAGAAAACCCCTTGCACGTTCGGACAAGGGGCGGGACATCAATTCATCAATGGCGTGATCAGTTTGAGGCTTCATCGTCCGCCTCCAACAGCATGAAGGCCGACCCTCTGCCCGCCGCGTGCTTTCACGTTGGCGAGCGCCTTGCGTAGCGCCGCAATCCCGATTTCCAGTTCCGCCGCGTCCCGGTCCATCTTGGTCGCTTCCGCTGGCGTCACCATGAGATCGGCAATCGCAACTGCCCCGCCCGAAATCAGGTCGCCCGCCTTTCGCACCATGTCGGAATAGGCGGCGATAAGGCAGTGATCGGCCCCGCGCTCGCTTTCCGGCTCGACCAGCCGCTTGCCGTGCAGTTCTGCCATCGCCGAGGTGACGACCTGCACGCCGCATTCGGATTCCAGGGCGTAAACGGCGTGCAACGGCATCATTTCCGGGTCCGTCGCATTGTTCATGCGCCCGATGTGACTTTTCGAGATCGAGGAGATTTCCGCAGC